TCAGGCGGCAATGTCGATCTGCCGGAACGGCCCGGGTCCGAACCGGAGCGACAGCTGCGCCACCGCCAGCGCGAAGGGGCCGCCGGCACCATCGGCGATCTGCGCAGCCGGAGGATAGGCAAAGACCGGCTCGGTGACGGCATATTCGGCCAGAACCGTCGCCCCCGACAGGACGCGCACCAGATAAAGTTCCTGATCCTCGCCCAGCGGCACTTCGGTCTGCTGCCAGTTGTCGCCGTCGATCCGCGTGCGCCGGATCCAGCGCAGCGCCACATCGCCCCCGGCCTGCCCGGTCGCCCGCAGATGCGCCACCGGATAGGGCCGGAGCCCGATGCCATCGAAGGCTTCGGTCAGCGTCACGGCGTTCGGATCATCAAAGCCCCGCGCCGTCGCCCCGATCCGGTAGGTGCGGGCAAGGCCACGGGCACTGGCGGCAACGTCGATCTGCGTCAGTGCCGCATCCAGCAGAACCACCGTGCTGCCCGCAGGCCAAACCGCAGGCACAATGCCGTCGGTGCCAAGCTGGCCGCGCAGACGCAAGCCGATCTCATAAGTATCCGGTGCGACAAGCGTGGCCTCGGCAAACTGGATCACTTCCCAATTGGCGGAACTGCCATCGCCGATCGCCAAGACATTGGCACCGTTCAGCACGGCGAGTTCCGATGCCGAGGCCAGCGGACCGCCGGTGACGCGCACACGCAGCGCGGGGCCGCGGTCCCAAAGCCCATGCGGCGCGGCCAGAAGGTCGGTCTCGGTCTCACCGATGATGGCGGGCGCGGCGACGAGCCGGTTCAGATCGAACCCCGACGCATCGTCAGACGACCAGACGGCGACCGTTCCGGGCCAGGGTTCGGCTACCACGGCGACATGCGGGGCATGAGGAACCTCGTCGCCCGTCAAAAGTGGCAGGTCAAGAAACACCGGATAGACAGGAACCGGCGCCACAAAGGGCCGCAGGACCGCGCTTTCCTCAGACACGTCAATGCTTTCGTAAACGCCGCCCTCGATCCGCACCGCCTCGACCAACCGGGCTTCGGCCTGATCAATCCGGTCGACCCGATAGGTACTGCCATCCTCAAGCCGGACGCGATCGCCTGCCGCGACGATGCGGCGCGACAGCGGCAATGCGAGGCGCACCGTATCTTGCGCGATCCGCGCCTCAGCCAGCCAACGATGCGCGATGATCCGTGCTTCGGCCCCGGTCAGCGCCAGGGGCAATTCGGTTGCGGCGACACTGCGAAGCGCTTCATCCGGGTGCCGCGCTTCCGCGGTGCGAATTTCATAGTCAGCCTCGGCATCGACATGGCTCAGCCGGATCTGCCCGCTCGTCTCGGGTGCGGCAGCGCGCGTATGCTCGGCAAAGCCGCCGATATCGTCGACCACGGCATAATTCTGGGCCACAAGGTCATGATCCACACCGTCAACACGCGAGCGAAACCGGACCAGCCCGTCCCGTTCGGCGGCGTCCGCCCCGTAAGCCAGAAGCAGTGGCTGCAAGCTGGCGCGGGCGCTTTGGGTCTGGTCCTGCACATAGCCGCGCACAAGGCCGTAAAGCGACCCGGTCTCGACCGCGGTCACCCCCGCCGCCGCCGCAATCTCGCGCACGACCGCGGCAAGCGGCTGGTTCGTTGCCCGCCCGTTCAGCCAATGCCCGCGCATATAGGCCGCTGCATCCGCCCAAAGGTCTGTCCTGCCCGGAAACTCGGGAAAAGGCCGGGCATCCCATGCCCAAGCGTGCGCGCGCGCGAAATCGACCATCGGCCCGCCGTAGACAGGCGAAACGGGGTTCGCGTCCGCGTTGCTCCAGTGCGCGGCCGTTGCGCGCAGGTATTGCATCTGGATCACGTCGTCGCGACGGCCGTTCGAGGCGCGCGGCAGGCCGGATTCCGACGATCGCAGATCAAGGAAACGGTTCGGCTGATTGCTGCCCTTGTCGATCGCGGCGCAGCCGTATTCGGTGAACCGGATCGGTTTCGATCTGGGCGACCATCCCGTCGATGCGGCTGACCGGATCTCGCCGATGCGGGGAAAATGCTCGTTTTCCCACCAGCCGCGCAGATCCTTTGTCCGCCAGACCCACGGTTCACCGAATACGCCGTCCTCGATCGGCAGGCGGCGCTGTGCCGCCTCGCCTGCGGGACTGTCGTAATACCAGTCGAACCCTTCGCCCCCCGCGACATTCGACATCAGGTAGTCAAGGTTCGCGATCGAGCCCCAGCCGGCATCGGCGTGTCCGTGCCCGTCGCGCCAGTCGCTCAGTGGCATGTAGTTGTCGATGCCGATGAAATCGACCGCAGGATCGGCCCAAAGCGGATCAAGCGGAAAGTAGAGGTTGCCATCGGCAGCGTAACTTCCGTATTCGGTCCAGTCGGCGGCATAGCTGATCTTGCAATCCGGCCCGAGAATCGTGCGCACATCGGCGGCCAGCAGGCGCAATGCCTCGACGGCCGGAAAGCTGTCCCCTGCACCGCGAATGCGGGTCAGCCCCCGCAATTCGGACCCGATGCAGAAGGCATCGACCCCGCCTGCCACAGCGCAAAGTCGGGCGTAATGCAGGATGAACCGGCGAAGGCCCCAGTCGGCGGGGCCGGTATAGCCCATCACCTCGCCCGTGACAGTGACATCGGCCGGTGCGGCCGCGCCAAAGAACGCCGCCACTTCGGCGTCGGCAGCCGCGGTCCGGTCCGGAGTTCCGGGCAGCCCCGGGGCCAGCGATGTGGTGATCCGGCCCCGCCACGGCAGCGCGGGCTGTTCCTCGCCTCCCCAGGGGTCGGGCAGGCCGTTTCCGGCAAGCTGGTCCATCAGGACGAACGGATAGAACATCACCTCGCGCCCTTCGGCGCGGATCGCGCGGATCGCCTCGATCACCGCCGCATCGGCCGGCGTTCCGCCATAGATCGCGCGATCATCCTGTTGTGGCACCTCCACCGCCTCCGCCCGCCCGATCCCGCCCGCGCGCCAGGGCATCCCCACCCCGTCGAACGCGCGCTGCTCGACCTTGGGACGGATCGTGCAATCGGCGCAGCGCAGATCGCCGCCGAACCAGGACACCACCAGCGAAACCGAGCCACAATTCGGTAATTCTGTGACCAATTGCTCCAGACTCGCGCCGAAATCTGTCTTTCCAGAATGATTGTTCACATTGACCGAGACGTTTCGACCTTTGCCATGGTTGAAATGGACCGGCGTCGTCGCCAGCGCATACTCCCCCGTGCCGGGAATCATGGCCACCCCGTTTACGGCTTGTGCCAGGGTCGTTTCCTCCGCCACACTTGGCCCCTGCGCCTGACGCATCGCTTCAAACGAAAACTGCGGCACCCGGTTGCCATAGGGCGTCAGATCCAGATCCTCGATCACCACATAGGCCAGCCCGCGATAGGCGGGCGCCTTGCCCGAGCCCTCGATCGCCTCGATCTTGGGGTCCGGCAATTGCATCTCGTCCCCGACATAGACCCGCAAGGTCAGGCTGCCGGGAACAATTTCGGCGCCGTCGGCCCAGACACGCCCGACTTTCAGTATCTCGCCCAGACAAAGGCCGATCGCGAGGCTGACAGTATAGCCGACCTCCGTCACGCTGGGTTGTGATCCCTTGCCGCCCCGGCGACGGCGCGAATGCTCCTCGAACTGCGAGGCCCAGATCACCTGCCCCGCGATCCGCATCCGGCCCCAGACCTGGGGGATGGCAGCTCCATCGCTTGCGCCGGTCAGACGAAGCCGATCAACCCGACCGGTCTCGACCGGCTCCGACCCGCTGCCCAAAAGCCGCTGATCGACCGCCCGGCCCAAAGTCGCGCCGACAGCGCGCCCTATCACCGCACCGGAAAGGCCCAGCACCGTACCACCAAAACCGGCGCCCACCGCCGCCCCGACAGCCGAGAACACAAGCGTTGCCATATCAGTTGGTTCCTTCTGGAAAAGCGAATCGCGCCGCAATTCGGCGGGCCCAAGGGGCGCTCAACGCGCTTTCGGTCACGGCATGGCCCGAGAACGCGTGAATGAAGCGGGCCTCAGCGCCGCAGGCGGATTGAATCCCCAGATGCTTGGCAATGCCGCCGTCGCGCATCCGGAACAGCAGCACGTCGCCGGTTGCTGCTGCATCGCGCGATTTCGGCCGCAGCCACAAGGCCGCCGCCCGCAAAAGGCGCTCATCCTGCGTGGCTTCGGCCCAGTCGGCGGTATAGGCAGGCACCGCGCAGGGTTCGGCCCCGTAAAGCTGTCGCCAGACCCCGCGGATCAGACCCAGACAATCCGCCCCTGCACCGGGGCAGCTTGCCTGATGCACATAGGGCGTGCCGATCCAGCGCCGCGCCGCCTCGACGGCCCGTTCGCCCGGTGTCATGCCGATCCCCCGGCCTGCAGGCTTCCCCCCGTCGCGGGCTGGCCCGCGCGGGGATAGGCGGTCAGCCAGTCTTCGCCCGGGATATGCGGGAAACCGCGGAAATTCAGGAAGTTTCCGAATTTCGTCCGGCAGGTGTCGGGCCGCTTGTCGCAACCCGCCTCCAGCCGCAGCAAGTCGCCCGGCTGCATCTCGGCCCGGATCGACTGCCACAGTTCCACCCGCCGCACCGTGCCGTTCAGCCGGTCCGACTTGACCATGGCCGAAAGCCCTGCCGCCGCGCCGGTCAGCACCGTCAGCCGCCCGCCCTCGAACCAGCGGTCGTCATAGCCGGTGAATGCGGCAAACCGCAGGATCAGCCCCGTCTCCTCGATCTCTTCCACCGCGCGATCGGCAAAATAGCCCGGCTGGCCAAGATCAAACCGGCACCGGCTGTCGCCCAGCACGGCCGAACAGCCCCGCGTATAGGCATAGCCGATCGGCTGGTTCAGCGCTTCGGTCAGCCCGCGCAACTCGGCACGGAACTCCACGCCCTTGCGGGCAACCTCCCCCAATGTGCCGCGAAACACCTCGGCCCGCACCGCAGGATCGGCCCAGTTGACCAGCCAGCCCCGCACCTCGGCCCCGTCGTAGCGGCCCGCCGTCAGGTCGGTTTCGGAAATCGCCGTATCCGACAACGCGCCTACCGCTTCGGTGTTGTCGACGGCCAGCCCGGTCACTTGCTGCAGCGCCCGCGCCGTCAAGCCCGAGCTTGCGCGACACACCACGCCGTCGATCCGGATATCGCGGTCGTGATCGGTGAACCCCAGCACTGCACCATCGCGCCGCGTCAACAGCCAGGCCCGGCAGACCGTTGTCACCCCCTGGCCCAAATGCAGGTCAAGCGCCGCCGTCATAGCCGGATCTCCACCACCGGAACCGAGGGCACATCCCCGGCCTGGAACGAAGCAACCGAGACCTGGATGCCATCCGTGTCGAACCGCACCGGCACGTCGAATTCGAATCCCGCCGTCACCTGCGTGCCCAAGGGCGGTGGTACGTCAAAGGTGATCTCACCCGTCGCCGGGTTCACCGTGAACTCCAGTCCCTCGACCTTCGGATCTTCGGCCACCGCCACCGTCACCGTGCCCAGCACCGGCTTGACGATCGGCCGGGCATAAGTCTCGTCGCCCGACCGATAGGTCTTTTGCAGCGGAAAGACCGACCGCAGCCCGTCCCCCAGGGCGATGACCTGATCCAGCGGCCCCGGCACGCGCGAGGCCGGGCAGGACCGGAAATCCGACCAGTCCTTCCAGCGGAACCCGTGCAACTGGCCGCGCCGCGCCTCGAAAAACGCGATCAGCGTCTCGACATCGTCCAGCGACCGCAGCCCCACCCCCGCATCATACCGCCGGCGCGAATGTGCCCAGGGCGTGTTGCGCTCTTCGTGCCCGTTCTGAAGCGTGACGATCTCGGTCCGCCGCTCGGGCCCACCGACCGAGCCGAAACTCAGGTTCGCCGGAAAGCGTATCTCGTGAAATGCCATGTCTCACCTGTTCCTTTGCCCGCGCGCCAGCGCCCGGCCGACCTGCGCCGCGATCTGGCTCTGGCTGCGCTGAAAGCCCTGCACATCGGGGGTGGAGATATTCATCACCACATTCACCTCCCGCCCGCCGCCGCTCGACTGCACGCCCAGCCGTCCGTCGACCCCCCGTGCCAGGGGCATGATCGCCTCGGGCCCCGCCTCGCCCATCAGGCCGCGCCCACCCCGCATCGGAAAGCTGACAGGCGAGGACACGACCCCGCCCTCGGCAAACGGCATCACCCTGCCCTGGGTAAAGGCGCCGCCCGCCGCAAACGGCATGATCCCCCCGGCCAGCGCGGCGATTCCCTGCGCCAGCGCGCCGCCAAAAGCATTGGTCACCGGCTTCATCGCCACGGAATAGATCGTGTCGGTGATGCTCTGCGCCACGCCCCTCAGCGCGTCGGACAGTTTCATTCCGTCGAACACCAGCCCGTCGAACGCCCGCCGCAGCCCGCCGGAAATGCCCGAGGACAAGGTCGCCACCTCGCGGTTGGTGAACGTGGCCGCCTCGCGCAGTCGCGCCAATTCGCCATCGAACGCCGCCACCATCGCGGCCGAGGTGCCCAGCCGCTCCTCCAGCGCCGCAAGCTGCTCTGTCAGGTCACCGACTTCCGCCATCTTCCGCCCCTTTCGTTATGTCCGGAAAGGCCGCGGCCAGTTCGGCCAGCCGCGCCCGCGTCAGGGGGCGGGCTGATTGCTCCGCCCCCAGCATGATCCGCAGTTCCAGCGGCGTCAGCCGCCAGAACGCGGCAGGCTCCAGCCCCAGACCGTGCAGCCCGGCCCGAAGCAACCCCGGCCAGTCGATCCGCGCACTCATCCGCCGCCCGGTGACGCAAAGGCCCGCGCCAGCAGTTCGGCCGCCGCGCGCGCCGCCTCGACAGCACCACCGCCGATCTCGGCCGTCATCAGATCGGCCGCCGTGCCCTGCCAGCCACCGCCCCGCAGCCCGGCCACGATCAGCGCCAGCACATCGCGCGTGGTGAACCGCCCGCCCTCGAACCGCTCCACCAGATCGACCAGCGACCCGGCCTCCAGCGCCGTCTCAAGTTCGGCCAGGGCGCCCAGCGTCAGCTTGGCGACATGCGGCGCGCCGTTCAGGACGATCGCCACTTCGCCCGCCCAGGGGTTCGCCATCACAGCGCCGTAAAGGTCAGCGCGCCGGCCGAGGCCAGCGTGACCTCATAGGTCGCCTCGCCGTTGTGGCTGCCCGCATATTCCAGCGCGGTGATCTGGAACGGCCCTTCCACCACGCCGAAATCCGGGATCACCACCTGAAACGCCGGAATCTCGCCGTCAAAGAAGATCTGCCGCGCGCGTTCGTCGGTGTTCGCATCGCGAAACACGCCAGAGCCCGAGATCGTCGCCGACCGCACCCCCGCCCCCGCCAGCAACTCGCGCCAGCCGCCGGTCGATTCCAGCGATGTCACATCCACCGTCTCGGCGTTGAAACTGGCCCGTGTTGCCCGCAGCCCCGCGATGGTCTCGAACTGACCGTCCCCGGTCTGGTCGATCTTGATAAGCAAGTCCTTGCCGGCCTGAACTGCCATGGCTCGTCTCCTGAAACAGGGTTGGATTGCGCCCGTTGCGGGCAAGTCGTCGGTTGGCGGTCAAAGCTCGATCCGGGCGCGGAAGGTCAGGTCGATCCGCCGCACCTCGCCCTCGTCGATCCGGCGCGCGCTGGCCCGCTGGAACAGCAGGCTGACCAGCACGCCCCGCGACAGCACCAGCGCCGCCCCGGCCAGCGTGTCGGAAATCGCCGCCGCGATGGTCTTGGCCGCCAGAAACCCGGTGCCGTCGCTGATCACGCCGATCGCGATCAGGTGCTCGGCCCCCGCGCCGGTCTTGTCGCTGGCGTCGCGCACCTCCTCGGGGCCGACCAGCACGAATGTGCCCGGCGGCGAGGGCGGCACCGCGTCATAGACCGCCACCCCCGCCAAAGCCGGGGCGGCGGTCAGGGCCTGATAAACCGCCGTCTGCAGGGCGGCCGATGCTCCATAGCTCATTTCGGCGCCTCCTCACGGCAGAAACACACCAGCCAGCGCCCCTCCGGGTCGCGCTCGGTCACCGCCAGAATGGCGAACAGCCGCTCCCCCTCGCGGAACCTCAGCCCAGGCAACGGCCGGTTCCCCGCCCCCACCGGCGCCGCCCGCACCGTGATCCGGTAGGGAACCGAGGACAACACGACCTCCTCGCCCGCCGGATCGCGTCCCGATCCGGGCCGCACTTCGGCCCAGAGCGTGCCCCGTGCCGCCCAGGTCACCGCAAAGCCCCCCGCCCCGTCCGGCGCGCGGGCGGCCTCTTCCAGATCAAGCGCGCGGTTCAGATGTGGCGCTTTCATGCCCGCCCCCTGCCGCCCAGAACCCGCACCTGGCGCCAGCGCTCGATCAGCGCCGCCACGCCCCGCGGCAACCCCGGCCGGGCGATCCCGTCGTCATGACGATGCTCGTAAAAGTCCGCCGCCAAGAGCAGAACCGCCTGCTGCAGGTCGGCCGGCACATCCGCCCAGTCCGGACCAAAGCCTGCGTCGAACTCCAGCACCGCCGACCCATCCACCGGCACCATCGGCAATGCCACCCCCGTCCCGGCCACCCTGGGCCGGTGTAGATCCTCGATCAGCCGATAGGTCACCGGCGCGATCACCGTCTCGCCCCCGCCCGCATCCTTCAGCGTGATCGACACCACCGCGCTGACCGGCGCCACCGGCAGCGCCTGTTCCGCCGGGTCGCGCCAGTCCTGCAACACCAGCCGGAACCGCCGCCCGATCAGAACCTTGGCGATCCGGCCCTCGATCGCGGCCATCGCGGCACGCAGATGGCTTTCCAGAATCCCGTCCTGATCCGGGGCCAGCGCGAACCCCGCGCCCAGCCTCAGATGGTCTTTCAGCGCCTCCAACGGCACCGCGGCCTGCGGCACCGCCGTCACTTCGGTCAGCATCATGTCATCACCTCGCGCCCGCCGCTGTTCCTGAAAACCGGACGCGCGCCGCGCCGCCGCCCTTTGGAAAGGGAGAGCAGCACAGGCAACGGAACCTGCGCGCGTCCGGACCCGGCCCAAGGCGCGCACCCGCCCGGGCCGGGATCTGCCTTCACCTTACGAAACCGCGACTTTCAGCAGCTTGATCGCCGCAAAGTCGGTGATGTCGCCGCCAACCCGCTTGCTGGCATAGAACAGCACATGCGGTTTGGCGCTGAACGGGTCACGCAGGATGCGCAGGTCAGGGCGCTCGGCGATGGTATAGCCCGCGTTGAAATCGCCAAAGGCGATCGGATAGGCATTGGCGGCCACATCCGGCATGTCTTCGCAGATCAGCACGGCATAGCCCATCAGCCGGGCCGGTTCCCCCGCCTGCAGCCCGTCCGACCACAGGAAACGCCCGTCGGCATCCTTCATCTTCCGCACCGCACCCGCGGTTTTGGAATTCATGACGAATGTGCCGTTGGCGCGGTAATCGGCGCCCAGCGCATAGACAAGGTTGATGATGCAATCTGCCGGGTTCGCCGCCGCAAAATCCGCCGCCGCCCCCGTCGCCACATAACCCAGATTGCCCCAGGTCCAGCTGGCATTGGCCACCTTGGCGGGCAGCATGATGCCCTTGGGCTTGTCCACCCCGTCGCCGTTCACGAAAGCGCTTGCTTCTGCACGGATGAACCGCGTCGCGATCTTGCCCGCAAGCCACCCTTCCACGTCAAAGGCGCTGTCGTCCAGCAGGCGCTGGCTTGCCTTCGGCATCGCCGAAAGCTCGTGCAGGCGGATCGAGATGCGCTCGATCGCCGGCGTCGCGGTTTCGGTCGTCGCCGCCGCTTCGGTCGCCCAGCCCGAGCCCACTTCGCTGCGGTCGATCAGCACGTCGAACGACGTCGCCTCCACCTGCACCACATTGGCCACGGCGCGCAACGACGAGGTCGACACCAGCATTGAGCGGATCGTGTCCGCCGTCTGCGGATCGACCAGATAGCCGCCGTCGGCGGCCACGGCAGTCGACATCGCCTTGCCTTCCAGCATCAGGCCGCGCAGCCCGTCGTCATCGCCGTTGCGCAGATAGGCGTTGAAGGCCTTCTTGTGCGGGGCATCCAGTTCCACCGCAGCCGAAAGGGCCGGGCGGCCGTAAGTCATGGTTTTCCGATCCAGCATGGTCAGTCGCTCTTCCTGATGTTGCAGCGCTTGTTTCACGTCATCCTGAAAGCCTTTGAACTCTCTCAGGAACCCGGTCATCGCAGATTTCACTTCCGCCGCCGGTGTCGGGGCAGTCAGTTGGGCCTGGGACAAGCCTTCCCCGGCCCGAGCCTCTCTCTCGGTCATCGTCTCACCCTTCATGAAGGAAAAGGCCCGGGCGCTATCCGCGCTCGGCCAGGCTCCGCCGCGCCTCGTCAAAAACGCCGGCCAGTTCACGCATCAGCAGCCCCATCTCGTCGGATTTCGCCGCCACCCGCGCCTCGGGAAGCATGGGGAACGTCACCAGCGACACTTCCCACAACTCCAGTTCCTGCAAGAGACGCCGCCCCTTGCCATCGCGTTCCGCCCTGACGGTGCGATAGCCGATCGACAGCCCGTCGATCGCCCCCGCCGCCAGCAGGGCCGCCGCCTCGCGGCCCTTTTCCACCTCGGTCAGGATGCGCCCCTTGACCCAGAGGCCCTGCCCGTCCTCGCGCACTTCGTCCCAGACGCCGATCGGCTGCGCGGGGTCGTGCTGCCACAGCATCCGCACCCGCTCGCCCTTCTTGCCCAGACGCGAAAGCGAGGCCGCATAGGCCCCCTTCTGCACCACATCGCCGCCCTGATCGCGCAGGCCGAACAGCGAGGCATAGCCCGCCACCACCCGCCCGTCCGTGACGGTCAGCCCGGCCTCGGGGCGGTGGTATTTCCGCTCCGGGGCGCCATAGCCCTCTGTCATCGCCTCACCTCACTTCATCGCTGCCGTGATCAAGGCCTCGGCCCCCTGCGCCAGCAGAAAGGCCGCGACCCCGTAAACCCCCAGCCAAAGCCGCTTTTCCAGCCGCTCCAGCGCCGCGTCGATCTGGCCCAGCCGGAAATCCAGCGCGGCCCAGCGTTCTTCCATCACCCGCTCGTTCGCCTCGATCCGGGCATGCGCCGCATCGAAACTATCAAGAACGAACCGCGAGCCCTGTCCGTCCCTGCGCGCCGTCATTCCTCCTCCGCGATCCTCGGCAGGCCCAGCAGCGCCCGCTTCTCGGTCTGGGTCAGGAATTCCGCCGCCCCCACCCGCGCCCACTGCTGGTCCCGCTCCACCGCCAGCGCCGGGATCTGGTCCAGATCGGGCCGCAACTCCACCGCCTCGCCGGTGAACCCGGCCAGCCAGTGCGACAGCGCCGCCAGCACCCGCGCCGCCAGCGGCAGCACCGTCAGGCGATAGAACGCCCGGTTCGCCTCCTGATAATTGGCATAGGTCGCGTCGCCCTGAATCCCCACCAGCATCGGCGGCACGCCAAAGGCGATGGCGATCTCGCGCGCCGCCGCCAGCTTGGTCTCATGAAACTCCATGTCGCTGGGCGAAAACCCCATCGGCTTCCAGTCCAGCCCGCCCTCCAGCAGCATCGGCCGCCCCGCATTGCGCGCGCCCTGATGGTGGCTCTCCATCTCGCCGACCAGCCGGTCATACTGCTCCGAAGTCAGCACCGACTGCCCGTCCACCCCCTTGTAGACGATGGCGCCCGAAGGCCGTGCCGCATTGTCCAGCAGCGATTTCGACCACGCACTTGCCGCATTGTGCACGTCCACCGCCACCGCCGCCGCCTGCATCGGTGACAGGCCGTAATGGTCGTCCTGCGGGTGAAAGCTCTTGATATGGCAGATCGGTCCCCCACTTTCGCCCATGGCAAAGCGGTGCGTCCGCCCCCCCACCGCATAATCATAGGCCACCGGCCAGCCATCCGCCCCCGGCACCAGCGACATCCGGTCCGACCGCAGCACATGCAATTCGCCCGGCAGCGCCGCGCCGCCCGGCACCGCCTCGACATAGGCATTGCCCGACAGCAGAAGATGGCCATAGACCGCCTCAAGCAGCTCCGCCCGCCCCTGCCCGCCATTCGGCCGCGCCAGCAGCGCCAGCAGCGGATGCACCTCATAGCGCCGCTCGGCATCCTGACAGATCACCGGCAGTGCCGCCGCCGCCTCGGCGATCAGCCGCACCGCGCGGAACCCCACCGGATTGCCCTGAAACCCGGTCCGCGCCAGCGAGACCGCATCCCGCGGGCTCCAGGCCACCCGCCCCGACCCGCCCCAGGCGACCACCCGCCCGGTGGCGCTGGCCTTCTTCTCGACCATGGGCGCCGCCGCGCCCGCCTTCTTCAGGAAATCGAACACGCCCAAGGCTCCTTTCATCCCGCACGCGAAAGCGACCGCACCCGAAAGCGCGCCGCCTCCATTTCATCTGTCCCCAAATATCCCGGGGTCCGGGGGCAGCGCCCCCGGCGACCGGCCCCAGGCGCAGCCCTCAATCGACCGCAGCCCTCAGATCGGCCGCATCCCCGGCTGGCCGATCCGCCCCGACGGCGCGATCATCACCTCGGTCAGCGCCCAGACCAGCGCGTCCAGCCGGTCGGGGCTGCCCTGCCCCTGCCATCCTGTCCGTGCCATCTGCATCATCTGCGCCTCCAGCGCGCCCAGACCCCGCGCATGGGCCACCCGGCCCTGCTCGTACAGCGCCGCCACCGGCTCGGCCCGCAGCCATTTGCCCTTGGTCGCCCGCACTTCGCGCACCGCGACCAGCGGGTCCACCTGCCGCACCACCTGCGTCACCAGATCGCCGCCCTGGTTCACTTCGACCACCAGCCGCTCGGCCCCGAATTCCTCCATCGCCGCCAGCGCCGCCCGCGCCCATCCGTCGGGCGAGGCGCCGCGCACGCTCCGGTCGGCCAGAATCACCGCGCGCCATTGGCCCGGCGCCCCCCGCGTGTCGGCGCCGACCACCACGATGCCGCATTCATCGCTGGCCTTGGTCGCCGTCACCGGCGGGTCGACCGCCACCACCACCCGCGCCGGAGCCACCGCCACCATCGCCTGCGCCGCCGCGATCATCGGCCTTGTCCACAGCGCGTTCTCGGTCTCCTCGACCAGTTCCCCCGCCAGTTCCTGCCGCCCCTGCGAGGTGCCGGCATACCGCGCCTCCACCTCGGCCAGAAAGCTCTTGGCCAGATAGGCCCGGTTCGCCTCGGTCGGCGCCCGGGTGATCACGCTGGACGGATTCTTCAGGATCGCCTTCAGCACATCCACATTGCGCGGCGTCGTCGTCACCACCTGCTGCGGATGTAGGCCCAGCCGCAGCGCAAACTGCAACTGGTCCCAGGTCGCAGCCGCCTTGGGCCATTTCGCCAGCTCGTCCGCCCAGGCCGCATCGAACTGCGGCCCCCGCAGGCTTTCGGGATCATGCGCCGAAAACACCTGTGCCACCGCGCCGTTCTCCCATTCCAGCGCGCGGCGGGTGGCGTTCCATTTCGGCCGCCGGTCGGGCGGCGAACAGGCAAGTATCCCGCTGTCCCCCAACACCATCACCTCGCGCGCCTGGTCCACCGTCTCGGCCACCAGCGCCACCCGCGCCGCCCGGCCCGGCGCCATCGGCGTCGGCCCCTCGACCTGCGCCCGCACCCATTCCGCCCCGGCCCGGGTCTTGCCCGCGCCGCGCCCGCCCATGATCACCCAGGTCTTCCAGTCCCCCTCGGGCGGCAACTGATGCGGCAGCGCCCAGAACTCGAATATCCAGGGCAGCGCCAGCAGCGCGTTCTCGCTCAGGCCTTCCAGAAACCCGTCAATCTCCTCTTGCGTCGCGGAGCAAAGCCAGGCGGCGCCCGATTTCAT